CCAGCCGAGTTATACTTGAATGCGCCGTATTTTGCGGCTCCGTACTTGATTCTCGAAGAAGTCACTGGGATTATGCTTGGAGACCCGATGGCATTCTTGATATCAAAAAAATTGACCGTATACCCATCCTGATTGTCCATCAACTCATATTCGATATCAGTCGCCCGCTTGGTCAGCCACGGATTTCCAAAATGATTATATGAAGGTTCCCATTTGCACAGAATATCACTACCGCTGTCAGCCGACGTGCCTATCTGGTTTAGATTATACACAAAACTCCCGTTGGCCGCTAAAGCCTCGCCTCCCAAAAGCCCACCGTTGTCTCCGGGACCATTCTGGTTGGCGAAAACGCTGATTCTCGGCCCCGTCATGGGACCAAACCACGGACCCCACTGCCCATTCTCATCCTGATGTAAATTCTCGATATCCAGCCACATTTGGGTGTCGTTCACGACCCCGCTATTCTTTGGATAAGACAGTATATAATAACCGTTCTGATATACGGCGCAAGCCATTGACATACCATTCCCGCTGATACTGTCCGTGCCATAATCCACATTCGGCTGGTTCCCCTTGATCTTCATTCCAATAGGAATCGGCCTCATTGACTTGAACGGCAACATATACACCATCCCGTCATTACCCAGCCAAACGGATCCCCTCGGCGTCCACTGAAGCGTCTTGGAAGCCACGCACCCGACATCAACGCCCAGGTCGTCAACCGCCCAATCCCCTGTAACGATATTCAGGCTGGATGCTGAAAAAACGTGCATATCGGTCGCTCCAGCGAAAAGAACCTTGGTATCCAGACCGCGATTGTCATTCCCTTCGGAATGAAGGATCATCCCATACAACTTATTGGACGGGCGCACACTTGCGTTCTGCAAGGCTTCCCATTCGTTATCCTTATAAGGACGACTCCACCCGATATACCCAAGATTGGCGTTGTCGATGAAAAGCAACCTGTCGCGATACGGTAACACCTGGAGGGCTTGAGCAGGGAATCCCGTACCGGACAGGTTGCTCGCCGTACTGCCATCCCAGGAGAACGGCGTATCCGTACCGTTGCAGATATAGAGCTTATCCAAAGCCCCCCATGAATTCATGTTGGTGTCAAGTCCTGCCGTCTGGATCGTCCTGATATCCTGCCAATCCGCCCCATCGTGGTAACGAATATCCGTATCCGAAGCCGCAATGACTTGCGAGGATGACGATCCATAATAAAACTTGGTCAACCCGACAATCGCTTTACCCGTCTGCACTTCATCGGTCTCGAACTTGGATGACCCGCCGCGCTTCCTTAAAGCCCCGCGCAGAACCATATTGCTGGTGGATACCGCTTCCTCCGGGTGCATGGACGCTATATTGGCGTAAATATTAATCCCGCGACGTGGCAGTGGAACTTCAACAGGAGCAGACTGAAAATCACGATCCGGCATTTAATACCCCATTGGATAATTACTTGGAAGCCTCGGTCCCATTCTCTGCATTCCATCGGAACGGAACCGGAACATCCTGTTTAATTTTTTCTTGTTGGTCTTCTTGGCCTGCTTCAACATCCGCCTCAACTGCAAGTCAACACGGTCCGCGGCCTCGTATCTCTGGAGGTAATTGAGTATCTTGTAATATGCCCTTTCAATAATAAGGTTCTCGCACTCAATCGGAAGGTCTGAGGTGTCCGTCGTCAACGACATCTTGTCCGGCTGTTTGAAATACACGTCCCGTATGGTGTACGTCCCCGCAGGCGTTGGGTAAAGCCGGTAATTACTCCCCTCAAGTGAATAGACAATCGGCTCCCCGGTATTCCCGCGGTCCGGGTCGAGGCTCGCAATCCATCTAGACCCCTCCTCCCAAATAATATTATCGTTGGTCTCATCGACCATGTAGATGGCTTTCCCGAAATCCGAGTTGACGGCATAAGTTCCTGTACTTGCGGAAGTAGTGAAAGTTCTTTCGGTATACAGGGAATACCACTGGCCGGACTCCTCGTTATAGACATCCGTCTGGGCCTCGTTGATGAAATTGAACACAATAAGGGCGATGCTGTTGGATGTCGGGATGCCGGCTACCTCGTCTTTTGAGATACGCCTTAAAACGCGATTCCCCAGCTCCAGATAGGTCTCTTTAGCCATTCAGATTTTCCTTATAATGAACACAGTGTCTTTGATGAGCCTTGAGTCCGAACATGGACTTGCAGACTTTCCCACAACCACTGCATTTACATTCGCCGGCTTCCTCTTTCCTTTGAGTTTCAGCGACCCGCTCATCTTTTTCTTTTTTCAGGCTTTCCTGCATATCATCGGTCAAAAGGTCTGAGGGCTTGACGGGGTCAATACCCCGGTATTGAGGGTTGGGACGGTAAAGCCATTCATCGACACTCGGGATACAATCCACCGCGCCGTGGCGTCTCCGGTAAGAGATTTCAAACTCCTCCTGATTCATGCCATCAGCCCAAGCCTTATCCGGATTGATTACCTTGGTATCCATCAATTGCCTCCAGCGTAATAGGTCAGTGTGGAACCACCGCCCGCCGCCGCACGGGCCGCAAGCAGACGAACCTGGTAAACGCCTGTTACATCAAGGATAAACGCTCCGGTTGTACTCGCCGCAAGAGCCGTGATATCCCCAGACGCCATCTTGATAATGCCTTTAGGGGTTGTGAAATCCGCCCCCGCACTTGAAAGAGTAACAAAATCACTTGAGTCAGGGTTCGCCTTGACCTGAATCTGGAACTGATCGACGGCTGAACCGGAAGATAATGACAGGGTAACGCATAAAGCAGTCATCCCGCCTGTAGGGATAGTCGCCAGTGTTCCCAGTGCTTCGACCAGAACAAGCGACCCATCCTCTTGATACCATTGCCCATGACGCGACATATCTTTCTCCTTGTTAAACCATAATGGTTGTTTCTTTTTTTGCGATATTGACAATCTGTTCTGCTCGGTCACGGTACGTATGAAAAGCCCTTACATATTCCATTCCGTTCCTCGCAATCCTTTCCCGCTCTTTTTCATGAGACAGGTAGTATTCAACCTTATCTTCCATTTCTTCTATTGAATCGTAACATTCAATATGCTCCCCTTCCGCCATCAGTTCCTCGAACCCGTTGTCATGGATACGACTCGCCAGTTGGAACGACCCGGAACAACAGGCTTCAAAATACCTCATATTGATGTCATTATTCAAGGCGTGATTGAACACGATACGGCTCTGGTAAAACTTGTCCGCCATATCCTGAAAATAACGCTGTCCATAAAAGAAGTTAGGGGCTTTTTTGAACAAACGGTCCAGATAATCAATTCTATTGTCCGCGAACTCAGAATGAAGGTTCCCGATGAATGAAACGTCATACTGCTTGACGCCGGCGCTGACTCTGTGTGAGTGGTCTTCAGGATCGCACCCCAAAGGAATCCACGAGGTCGGCGCATATTTGAAATACATATCAACGGCATTTTTCTGCGCCACGAACAGGCGGTCAAAATGACCGTTCTCGATGAGCCGGTTACGCCACCCTTCCGAATCCAGATGGGAATCAATCACATAATAAGCTGAGGGATGCAGGTCGGGACGCCACTGGTGTTGTTCCCTGCCGTCATCTATCTTGATAAATAAATCAAAATCACTTGGATTGATATCATTTAATTCCCAAGGGAGACAGTGCATGGCATCCGCCACTTGCCCGAATCCCTTTAAAAAGTACCTCCCGGTAGTATACGGGACACTCATATCATCGTAACTGACCAGTATTTTCATTTGCCCTCCTTTACGGCTTCCGTCATGTGTGTCCAGCCGTACTTGACGGGAAACTGCTGTTCCACGTGGAACCCAAGCAGCTCAAGCAGTGACCGGATGCTCTGTTGGTTGAACGCATGAACATGGGTGGGATCGCAGTTGATGGCATCGAACATATCAGGGTCAGGAAGGCAGACCATCAGGCGTCCGCCTGGTTTCAGGATACGCTTCCACTCCTTCAGGGTCGTCACATGGTCAACGACGTGTTCGAGGACGTGCTTGGCGATTATAATATCAGCCTCGCCATCCTTGAATTCAGGCATTTTGCCGCCAACATCAGCGATGACATCCACACCCTTGTTGCTCAGGTGCTTCCCAGACATTGAGAATTCCCCGTCCGGGACCAGGTCAACGCCCACGGCGTCCTCATGGACCTTGTCCCCACCGCACCCCATATCCAGAACACGGTGTCCGTTGATATTACCAACCCACTTCCTGAGGATCTTCATTTCCTCCAAAACCGGGTTGTTTTCGTTATTGAGCCATGTCGGGTTGAACGGACTGCACAGCATTTTCTGGTACTTCTTGAACCCATGTTTTTGAATGAGTCCACGGTTGATCTTGTCGGTCCACTCCTGACTATCCCAATCCTTATGCAGACGCCGTCCTGTCTGGGCAACTGGGTTGTGGTACACAAAAGACCTTTTGCAACAGACCAGAGTGTAACCGGCATCCCGAAGCCTGATCGAGTAATCCAAATCGTCACCGCCGAACAAACTCTCATCCAGCCCGCCGATTTCATCAATAATGGAAGCCCGCGTCAAAAGACAAAACCCTGAAAGCTTGTCCACATCGAACAGCGGGGGCGCGACATATTCAAGAGACTGGAGATACAGGACCCGGTTTGAGGATGGCCCCACTGCCCCGACCTCCGGATACCTCTCAAGAATCTTGATCATATTACTAAGCCAATCCGAGTGATGATCGAGTATTCGGATATCATCGTTGATAAACATGACATATTTACTCAAACCGCCATGCTCTTTTTTAATGACCTCAATGCCCTTATTGATACCCCCCATCCATCCATGATTTTCCCCAAGATGAATCTGGTGGACATAATGACAAGTCCCGCCACCGGGGAGTTCAAACGCAATCGGCCTTTCATGGTTATTGACCACAAAAAGCCTTAAATTATTATGGGTATTTCTCAAGAGCGAAACGACGGCGATATTCAGAACATTGTAATTCATATAGGTGGGCATAATGATATCGACAATTGGATTGAACTTGTTATCCATTATTCCACCTCCTTATGCTGGCCGTGGTGGTCTTTCTTGAAGTTCTGGTACACTTCGGTATCCTTGACCTTGTCAAAATCCCAATAGGTCTTGAGTTCCGGTTCAGCCAGATGCCCGACGAGGATATCGGTATCCACCAGAATCCTGAAATCATCCTTGAGCTGGTCTTTCGCCTTGAAGCAGAACAGGATATCCTCCCCCACCGCCTGAGACGTGAAGAACCACGGCTTCTCAATCTTTCTCAATGTCGATACCTTCAGCATAACCACTCCAAACCCGATAGCGTCACATTCAACGAGGTCACCCTGCTCCCAGTCGAGTTTGGGTTCGGAGTACATGATCCGGTCGCCTTTTTCGTTTCTGTCCCCGACTTTCAGGTTATAAAGTACCGGCTCATAAGGCCACCGCCTGCACACCGCGAGCGGTGCTACAATATCGGCTTCGTATTTCAGTAGACGCTCCACAAGGTCCATAGGAACCGTCATGTCGTCGTCTATGAACAGGACGTAATCCATGTTGGACTTCACCGCCTGTTCACATAACTGCTCCCTCGCGAACGCGATAATCATCCTGTGGGTATTCAGCGTGAAAAAACGATATTTGCCGTTGGTCTTGTGTTGAAATTCCTTGCATTGCATATAGAAGTCCAGCCGGTTGTCATGGCAGACCGAATGGATGTACCCGTTGTTGGGTTCGCACAGCATGATTTTGATGGTGTCTTTATCCTGGAACACCTCGTTTTCGTATGCCGGATGCTTGATTTCAGCAACTGTCATTGTGACCTCCATTTCTTGAAAGGCCAGATCACGTAGATGTAAACCAGCTCCCAAGGCCACACGATTTGAGCGGGCCGGATATGATGTCCCGCGCATTCACCCGAATGAATCATGTCATCCGTGATGACTTTTGAAAAACAATTGATGCAACGCCAATACTTGTAACTCATATAGCCCTCTTGAAAAGCATCCCGCCCCGAAGGGCGGGATAACAGTTATAGCGCTCGGACGAATACTTTCGTATAACCCGAACCGGAGATGTCGTTCTCAAATACGACAACCTGCGGAGCCGCGCTGTTGATCGCGTTCATTGCATCGCTCGGGTAACCCGTAGTCTGCAATGACCAACTTGAATCCAAAACACCTACTCCCAGACCACCGGCGGATATCGAGGAACCCCCGATATTCACGATGGCGGAAGCATTGTAACCATACACCTGAAACCGCCCATACCCGTCAGCCGCGATATTTTCTGCGGCTATCCCGAAAAATAACGGGAGGGTGGAGGTTCGGGGCTGGTCAACGGCGACCCCCAAAGAACTGGTCGCCAGCCATTCCATACAAGCCGGATAGCCAAGGGTCATGGTATTGGCATTGATGTTCATGCCGACGCCATAGATCGCTTCCTTGTCCGTCCGGTTTACTTTTTGTAGAATCATGATTTTCCTTCCTTTCGGGGAATCACACCCCATAAAGCCCGTCGCAGGGGCTAAAGGTTAAACGCCTGATTTACCGATCACTGCCCATTTACCGGAGTACCCCAAGGTATCATCCCAGGCCAGCGCCAAAGAACTACCCGTTTGCGTTACTTTGGGAGCGGCGACATTAATGCCGCCGGAATCCAAAGACACCTGATACATGATGACTTGCCCCAGACCATGAACCGTGTTGTTCAGGGTCGCGGACGTATCGCCCGACGATGAGGTGAAAGTACCGTGTACCAGGCGCACCGCGCCCAGGTTATTGCTTCCTGTAACAGAAAATGAAACCGCCATGATTTTCTCCTTTCTGTTACGCGGTGATACCGCTGAGTACACCCACCTTTCGACGATTATTCACAGTCAGGTTGCCCTGAAACAGAATTTTCGCCGTGGAGGTCGCATGGTCGTAGGGAGTCACAAATTCGCCGGTGGTTACATCGGCGTCAGGGTCAACTACCCAACTCCACACATCTGGGTTCATGAAATACATACTTCCCGAAGGACAGTCTCGGTCGAATACAACCGGCGCGGACTTGAACATAATGTTGTCAAATCCTGCGTTGGCAACCCGCTCGGACGTATACCTTCGACGATCTGTCTGCGACGCCTCAAAATACTCATGAGTAGTCTGGTCACAGAAGATGATCTCCGGTTTTTGTGTCCCGAAAGATATGTTGTTGTACATGGTTCGCATTTCAGACTCACCATTGGCGGCAAAAGAGCCTACCGAAGTGCTGGTGTTGGCCTGCCACCAGGAATAAGTTCCCGGAGCAATCCCACCCGTAGTCGTGGTTGTGGAACCATGCGCCTGCATACCCGTAAGGTTTTGAGAACCGTTTCCGGTTCCGTCACCCCAGGCATCCACGCTCAGACGGTCACGGAAAGACATGACAGCCTGATTGGTTTTGGCACCGAGCAGACTGATCAGTTTTTCTTCGCCACGGTTGGCGTTCCGCTCCGGCCATGTAATGGTGACCGCTCCCGCGTAATACTTCCAGTTATAACGAGCGATCGTCATACCTTCCTGCGGGGTTGTATCAATCACCGCTGATCCACTCTGTGAATCAATGGTGCTGTTTTGCTCATACATCAGATGTTCTACAATCGACTCACCACCCGCTTGCATTCGTTTCAGGGAACGATTAGGGCGCATGACACGTCCCAACCTACCGTCAAACCAGGAAAGCAGAGGATAGTCGTCGAATATCTGATCACGCATCTGCTTACTGTGGTAAGCAAGAGTGGTGGTCAGTAGAGCATCAATGGTTCTGGTTTCTGATACTCCAGCCATTTTTCATCTCCTTTAAAACTTCACCTCGGAGATACCATGAACCTTTTTTGCCGCTCTGAATGCCTCGGCAATATTATTGAAATTGGTCTCTGGAACACCCGAAGTGGAAGGTGAAGGTTTGTCGAGAGACTTGGACTTCTTCGCCTGTAAGCGTTGCTGATAAGCGTTGGCCTGCAATTCCTCAAACATCCCGTTCCGGCGGGCCGCCATCCAATACAGGTCCTGTAAATCTTCCATTGTCGGATTGGACCGTTTTTCAGGGGCCAGAAGATCAGATGCTTTCATCATATCTTCCCGCAAATCATCAATCTTGTCATAACCCGGAGTTTTGCGGAGTTTGTCGAGGTATCCCCTCACACGCTCCTGCGCCACTTCGTTCTTGACTTGGCTGAGTTCATTGCGATGCTCCATCTCGTTCTGTTGAAGTCTTTGCTGTACAACACTTTCCGCGATTTTCATAACAGCTTCGACGGTCCTCGCTGTTTCGGGGTCGCTCTCTGGATTGATCCCGAACTGCGAATAGATATCGTCTTTCATGTTATTTTGACCGCGACTTTCAGCCCACTTGGTAAACTCAGGGTCTTTCACAAGCTTCTGGGCCTGCTCCAGCAACTGATCCGGTCCGCCATAAGGTTGAAATTTACCTTCAATCTCATCCAATCGACGTTTCAGGTCAGCCGCTTCCTGAGCCTTTCTGGTAAAAGAAGACTGTATCTCTTTATACGACTTATGCTCCGGCCCAATTTCCTCAGTCGATTCCGCGCCGGGTTGCGGTTCTTCGACGGAGCGATCTGGTATATCCGGTTGTCCGTCCGACACCTCGGTTCCCGTTACGGGTTCTCCGGGCGATGGGTCGGTTCCTGTCTCGATCTGCTCATCCATAAAAAATACTCCTTGTTAAGGTTATACTACTACAACTCATGCAAATGTAAAGGATGCTTCCGCATCAGTTCTTTTCTGTGCTTGGGGCCTGTGACCCTGGCACCCAAAACTTCATCCCATTCATCAAAGACAAGAGGCTTTGTCCGGGTTGTTATGACGGATTTCATTTTACCGCCGCAACCGCACCCAATCTTGTCTTTCTTTTTATCGGCTTTGAAGAATTTTTCCTTCTTGCTGTTGCATCGTCCGCAGACATAATCATAGAGTGGCATCAGTAACCCGTCCTCCATTGACTTGTGTAGGCATCATTCCAGTTGGCGTAGTGATCGGTCAACGAAACAATGGACTGATACTCCGTTAATAAAAGGTTATCAATTCCTGCGGCGATGCTGGTTTCAGCGTTCACATCAGAAGAATAAGTAACGAGTGACAGCGACGCAGTCCCGGCTGACACAATAACCCCCAAGGTTACGCCAGCAGAATTCGCGGTGACGCTTAGAGCATGAACCCCCGCGGAGATATTTGCATCAAGATTCACCCCAGCACCAAAAGTGGAAAGCGTAAGAGCATCCACCCCGGCATCGACACTCGTCTCAGCGTTGACATCTGCCGAGAATTCCGTGAGCGTCAAGGCGTCTGTGGTCGCGTTGACGTTGGTATCCCCGCCCACAGTTACACCCGCGGCATACGTTGTCACCGTAAGCGCATCTGTATTGGCACTGACGTTAACATTCAGGTTGACTTCAGCCGCGAATTCTGTAAGCGTCAACGCATCCGTAGTCGCATCGACAATCGTTTCCGCATTTACGTCAGCCGAAAACTCGGTAAGCGTCAACGCATCCGTAGTTGCATCAATGCTCGTTTCCGCATTAACATCCGCCGCAAACTCGGTAAGCGTGAGGGCGTCAGTAGTCGCATTAACATTGACGTCACTGCCAACGGTTACAGTCGCGACGTACGTTGTCACCGCAAGTGCGTCTGTTGTGGCGCTGATATTCGCGTTCAGGTTGACTTGAGCAGAAAATTCAGTAAGCGTGAGGGCGTCCGTAGTCGCGTCTACAATTGATTCGGCATTAACATCAGCGGCAAACTCAGTGAGTGTGAGAGCATCTGTCGTTGCATCAACAATTGATTCCGCATTTACGTCCGCGGCAAACTCTGTCAGCGTCAGGGCATCCGTAGTCGCGTTAACGAGTATGCCGAGGTTTACATTCGCGGCAAACTCTGTCAGCGTCAGGGCATCCGTAGTCGCGTCAATACTCGTCTCGGCATTAACATCAGCGGCGAACTCCGTCAGTGTAAGCGCATCCGTAGTCGCATCGACAATCGCTTCGGCATTAACGTCTGCCGCGAACTCCGTCAGTGTGAGAGTATCTGTTGTGGCGCTGATATTCCCATCCAGATTGACTTGGGCAGAGAACTCCGTCAGCGTGAGAGCGTCTGTCGTTGCATCGACAATCGCTTCAGCATTAACGTCAGCCGCGAACTCCGTCAACGTTAAAGAGTCAACCCCGGCGTCGATACTGGTTTCTGCGTTGACTGTCGCTGAATTCTCTGTAAGAGTTAAGGCGTCCACCCCGGCGTCAATGCTTGTTTCCGCGTTGACTGTTGCCGCGAACTCCGTCAGCGTGAGGGCAACTGTAGTTGCATTGACGTTGGTATTACCACCAGAACTGAACACACCCCCATAAAGACCCAATAGATGCGCTCTGTCTTGAGCGTCTATTGTGCCGTCTGGTTTCGGGAGTAAGCTGTGCATGAAGTCAGACATTTATAATCCCATCATTGAGAAACGATCTGGAACAGTATCAACTAATGACGATAAAACATTAAAGGTATGATCTCTGGTGCTGTTAGCGGTCCATGAACCCGCGTCCAACACGGCTGTATTGCCGCCATGAGACGGGCTGGTGCCGTCATATTGTACATCTATGTTATTTGACGCATCCCCACCGGAGTATTCGACTGTCACAAAATAGTTAGTAGTATTGACAGTCGTAAACGCTGTGCTAAAGTTAAATACTATTTCTGTAGGGTTAATACTTAGTGTAGACACATCAATATTATCTGATGTGGCCAGGGCGCTCCCGGTAGGAATTCCGGTTGTTCCAAATGTCCCTGTGTGTGCATATATCTTGGCAACAGCGTTCCCGGTAGGGTTAAGAACTTTTCGTATTATAAACATACAGGTATACGCTGGATTACCGTCACCCGTGAAAGATTGGCCAGCCCCATCATTGTCCGCTGAGCCTAAAACAATGGTGCCATTATTACTGCCTGAATAACTGTCTATAACCAGAGACATAAATTACGGTCCTGAAACAATTTCCTGTTTAATGGCAGTCGTGCCATCATCCGAAACAGTCGCCTTGGCGTCCACCGTAGTTTCATTGTCAGCGTAGAGTTGCCATAAAGTCGCTGTCTGGTCTTTGCGGTTACGCAATACCTTGTAGAGCCAGCCGAACAACTGCGGAAGGGTTGGGGCAAGCGGTGGTGCTGATTGACCCGGAAGGGTCACCGTCGTGCTGTCTTCCAAGTGCGTGACGTTGACATCGGGAACACCCGTGACCGCAGGGGCGGGTATAGCACCGCCTCCCTGATGGGTAATATCCACTTCGGGAACACCCCCAACCGTTGGTGTCGCGACAGTCGTATCCAACCACTGTTCGACATTGACGTTGGGCATCCGGTTGGATATGGAAAAGTTGGCAACCACGTAACCCGCGACACTGGACCCGCCAATCGTTCCCGTCGTAATGACAACGGCGTAATCCGTATCGGCGACATAAAAAGCATCGGTCAATGTGAGGGTGCAGACATTCAGCCCCGTGACCCCGTCGAAGTCGGCGGTAATCGCAGGCCCGGTCGTGGTCTGGGTTGTGTTCGCGTCCTTGTAGCAACTCAGGACCGGGGATCCTCCGAGTGTCGCTGGAAGGCCGTCCGCTCCAACCGTTGTGAAATAAAAGTGGTGCGTTCCTCCGTCTATTAAATCTCCAAGCCACATTGACATAAACTATCTCCTAATCATTTCTTATCATATGATTTCTGCTTTGCGCCAGAAGCATTCCAAATCCTGAAAGAGGCCACGGGGCGAGTACCCATGTATCGGCATCGTTGATATTGTAAGTGATGCCCTTGTTCCCGTGATTTCCCAGTTTCTCTCCCTGAACGGTCACGTCCAGATGCACATTGCTCCCGAAAGTCAAACTTGCGGTGGTGTCTGTCTTTATTCCAGTACCCGTGAAACTCGGCCCTGTATCGAGGTCCGTTCCTTCGCTCGTCCCAGTGGTACACCCGCTATTCTTGAACCTCACCAGCAGGCGGTATTGGAATTCCCCAGCCGCATCAGCGGTTGTAACATCAATGGACGTATCGAATGTCCCGTTGACAGGGCTGTCACCCGATACGTCTGCCTGATAGGAAAACTGGTCGGCGTAAGGCGAATCCTGCGTCGCTATTGAGTGGGTCGTCCCGGTTCCCTGCGTGGTCGTTAAATCAAACGGGCTGGTTCCGTCACAGGTGGTATCCACGTTGACATCTTTGAAAAAGTAAGTAGTCGGCATTACTTAATCCACTCCCGCCATCCCCGTACAGTTTTCACTGACTGGTGATCCGAGTGAAGCTGTTCTGATACGTTGATACCATGCCGGATCAGATTGCTTTTCTGGTACAACCTATCCAACTCTCCGGGCTTGAACTCAGACATCTTTTTGGTTTGTCCCGGCGGGACAAAGTTATCAAAGATATCCAGCGACCTGTTTTCCGCGGGATCACTTTGAATCCTGTTAAAAATAAGGCCGTTGGCATACACATTGAATTGCTGTTGCGTATTAACGGCCTGCACTTTGGGATGGGAATCATATGCCGGGTCCAGAAAAATACCGATCGTCCCGTGGAACTCGGACTCGGGCCTGTCGTCGATGTCGTCCGTCCATGATGCTACAGCAGTTGACCCATCCGGCAAATCAACAATGGCATAATGATCGCCTGAAAACATACACCCCTGACAGTTGATACTGTAAACCCACCCAAGGGAGGAGTCCACGACCTCACCGCCTACAGGTTCCGGCTTCTTTGGCAGAGAAGACCAGTCGGCGGAGTCGATCAAAACCCAATCCTGAGCAGGATCAGTCGTCCATTGAATGTATATTTTCATAAATACGCCAAATCACGCGATGGTAAAAATACCCGAAGCGTTCCAGGTAATCGTCAGGTCTCCGGCGGTCATGTCAACCGGCCCACCCAAATCCACGAAAGCAACCGCATCCTTTCCCGCATCCGTGAAGTTATAGATAATTCCCCAGTAGGCATCGGTATCGTTACTCGCGTTCTTCGCCCACGTCGGGTTGGTGGTCGAGTCGAACGTCATGGTTCCCCCGGCCTCGGTAACCAGTGTCGCTAGTGTCCCAAGGTCGGTGCCGTTGGCGGTATAGGAACCCGCCGCGCCCACTTCCGTAAAATCCCCGAATACAGGTGTTGCCGTTGCCGCTGTCGGTGTGGTGGTATTATCCATAATTGCGCAATAGAAATTGTCAGTGCTCGCCCAATCCCCATCCAGCATTTTTGCTTTTGCTTCATCAAAAACGGTTACATCGCCTTGTGCCATCTTAAATCTCCTTTATTAGGTTCCGCCCATACGTATGGTTAGTGTTGTTGTTGACCCTGCGGCTTGAGCGGCCTGAATGTTCACTTGGTAAATCGCCCTGACATCCATCAGAAACCACCCCGATGAATTCGCAGAAAGATTCGATAAGTCAGAGCTGGTCCCAATCAGTATACCAGCAGGGCTGTTATAATCCGCTGACGTTGTAAATGCTGTTTCAAAGTTACTGTCCTTGTGCGGCTTGATCTGTATGACAAACTGATCAATATCAGAATCATTGGATGTTTCCAGAGAAACGTGCAACCTTGCCATTTGCGCCGTCGGTATAGTTGCGACCGATGCCAGCGTTTCAGTAAGGGTCGCTGTTGTATTTGCGCTTGTCCAATGCCCTTGTAGTGCCATCAGTCAATTGGTTCAATGGATAACCCGACCCGCTCAGATGTCAGGTTATGGCTGGGCGTTATGTCTCCGATTTTTCTCTCCAGCGCCTTTTTTAAAATACTTTCCTCGGCCTGTTCTTCATCGGGGTTCTCGGAGTCCTCCGAAGGACCCGCCAAAGCCTGCGCGATGGAGTTGATCGTCCGCTCCATCTTCGCCAGTCTTCTGAACATCAGGATTAAAGGGAAGTCCCTGTCTATGGAGTTCATTCACCCTCCTTTTTAGCGTCAGGCTGTCTTAATGCCTCTTGAATGATATTACCCGATTTGATTGCGAATTCCCGCTTGGATTCAACGTCGCTCTGCTCGGTTTTCATTCTGGTTTTCTCAAGGTCTGTGGCCCGCTTGAGTTGTTCGCTCTGTATTTCAACCTGCTGTTGGGCCTGGGCCGCCTGCGCCTGTTGCTGTAAGACTTCTTGCGGGTCTCTCAGCCATTCGTCGATATTGGGTACGTTGAATTTTTCCAAAATGTTCTTTCTCGGTGGTCCCGGATTGATGAACGGGTCTTGCGCTGAACCCTGGTACAACATCAGGGCTTCCCGTTTTTCCTGGTCTTCGTTTCTCATTCTCAATGAGGAGATATCAAGGTCGAATTCATAGTCCCCTTGAATATCATTTTTCTGGAGTTTCAGCCACGGCAGGAGAACCGAGGCGCCATTGGGCGCGGTTATTTTTTCCAGTTGGCTCAACTCGTTCTCTTTCGCCATCTTGAAATCATCGTTTTCAAGTGGGATGGTGATGCTTGAATCGAGTGTCTGCTGGCGGATGTGCAGAAGTTTTTTCGAGACCCTTAACGCGAAGTCCTTGAACTGCATTTCCCGGTCGGCCCGCCTGACTGCGGTCCCCTGCGCAATCAGTTGACTTTCTGTGGCGCTGTCCACCCCCCTGCCGATACCTTTCTCGAACTGGTTGATTCCGGATTCCTCACGAATTCCCTGTTTGAGGCTTTGTTCGACGATATGGAAGTCTTGGGAAATTGCGGCGTCCCTGAGCGGCAGGAAGGACGTATTCGGATCACCGTCCACCTCGATTACCACGCCATCAGGTCCGTACATCAACTGATCTTTGGCTTCCTCGTCCAGCGCTTCCTGACGGGCGGCGAACCGCCTTCTGGAAACACGCCTTAGATGTTCGAGTTTTAATGCCTTGATGCGGTTCAGTTCGTCCTGCGAATCAATATAAATCCCGATATCATCCACGGGGATGGCGTCATCCGGATTCTCGTTGAAGTAAAGCATTTCGACAGGGAATCCTTCCATATCGAGCGGCCATTCTTTATCATCCCGCAGGAACCTGCCGTGTCCTTCGACCACGGTCCGCAGGCGGTGGGTTTTCTTGTCCCACAAATCCCATCCTTCGACCATTTCCCAGAGTCCTTCGGGCGACATCTTGTTGAGGTCGTTATGGTCCAGGACAATATCCCCATCCGGCCCCATCCCCATGACTTTCTTGATATCGACTTTATGGTTGGGTTTCAACCCCCTGAGATTACTATACCTCGGGTCATCCTTGACATCTTCAAGGGGCTTGAGCCACCGGACGCCGATCCATCGGTGATCCTCCAGTAAATGGTCCTGCCCCATCGGGTCGATCCTCAAGTCCATCGGTGACAGTCGCACCGCAAACGGGGAATCCTCCTTGATGAGTTCATGGATTTCTATTTGTTTTTCGTTTTCATCCCCTCCCTTGAATTTTTCTGTTTTCAGTGTGTACCCCATATACATACAGCCGAAAGGCCCCATCAGGCTGTCGATCAGGACTTTATCCATCTGTCGTTTTAAGCGCAATTCCCTGTAATCGTAATTGGCGAGCATCTGGACGAGTTTTGCGGCTTGGAAGGTGTTGATGACGCCGTTTTCCGTCCTCCTCACGGGGTTTCGTGGCTTTACGAATATCTTCGGGTTGGAGAAGTTGATGGAAGGCTTGATGGTCTGGATGTTTGAGAAAATGATATTGTCGATCGGGTGGTCTTTATAGAGTTTATTGGCCTCGGCGTCGTGCCACTGGTCTCCCTTGTAGTATTTCCGGTTCCTTTCTGTGGGTTCCTTGACCCTTTTTTCGTGGACCTTGTGTGCTACGGAAAGCCGGGCTTCCCAATCCTTGTATTCGTTTGAGCTTGATTTAGCCATGATTCACCTTTGTCCCAGGATATCGGCGATGACGGAACTGAGCCGCATATTCACGATACTTTGAGGGTCCATATGAACCCCCATGAGCGCCTGCCTGATGGGGTTGAAGTCTGACGTGGTATCCATCGGGGCAGCTCCCGAGGGAGGGCCTGGAAGCCCTGCCATAATATTATTCATTTGGTTCCCCTGACCCCCCTGCTGACCTCCGCCGAACAGCGACATGAGGCTCATGATATCCAAGCCCTGCGCCCCGGAAGCCAGTCCCCCCGCTCCTATTGAGCCGCCCTGTGCCAAAGCCGGCAGTGCCATCATTGCCGCTTGAAGTGCCATATTATTTTACCCCGATGAAAGATTTCTGGTATTTGGGTCGCCGTCTGCGTTTCAGTTCCCACTTGAACGTATACGGTTTTTCGCGTTTTTTTGATTTTGAGGGTGATGGCCGTTCCATAACGATATACCTCAAGGTATCCATTGTGTGATCATCCCCTTCGGTCCGTTCCTTTTCCCCTTCAACCGCCCGTCCCTCCCGCCAGCGGTAGTGCATGAATTCCCTGATGGTCTCCTTGCAGGTATTGAAGACGTAAAGCCTGGGCCAGCGTTTTCTATCCGAGGCATCCGGAACATGGTTGAACGGCGGATTGCCGTCTTCCGTCATGGCGAGATATTCTGAAAGTCTCGCCCGTCCCGCGGCCCGGTCGTTATTACCCGAAACAACACTGAGGCCGGCATGGTTCAGGTCTTCGATCAACTGCCTCGATGTCGGATCTCCGACGGTCAGTTTGTACTGCTCATCCCTCGACCGTTCCCTGATATACTCGACATGCTCCGGGGTACTGACCCCTTCCGTCTCATAATACTCCCGATAGAGATATAATTCACCCCCATTGGGATTCACCGCAACCCATAATGTCACAAAAGGGTCCCTGTGTCCAAAATCAATGCCGCGATATCTCGCCCAGCTTCTCGGAATCTCAAATGGTTCGATTACGTGTGTTTCCGACTGGAATCCAGGATACACGCGGCCTGCATAATAAACCCATTCCCCGAAATACTGTTCCCGGATCATGGGGTGGTCTATTCCATAGGTTTCGACCGCCGCATTCAATTCCTCGATCTGGAACTCCGGGTTGGCGGTGACAGGCCAGTGAAACGACTCGACCCAATTATAATTCCCCGAAGCCCCCATGTCATCCAGTTCTTTCACCCATTCGGCGCTCTGCATGGGCGTGGTCGGGACAATTTCCTTACCCCTCGTGGTCCCAAGCCTCTGCATGACGTAGCGTTCCCGTATTTCCCGCTTCAACTGCGCCGCTTCAGAATATAACACATGATGGACCGCTTCCCCTAACAGGGAAGAAGGATTGTCCGCAGACTTCCCTTCGAGGATCGCACCCCACGGCCATTTGATAAACAACTGCCCCGACCCCGGATTACTCAGATGCTTGATCGGTTTCGGGAGTCCCAGTTTATCCCGGTTGAGGACTAACTGCTGTTCGACCACCCTGAATTCCTTTTCAGCCAGATGGTACGACTCCCCCACAATCCAGGTCCTCGTATTCGGGACCAGGCAGGTAGGCAACAGGTCATGGGCCGATGAATAAGACTTCCCTGACCGTGACGGCGCTCTCGCCACCTTGACCTTGCAATTCGAGCGATGGAACCGATCCACCTCGGGATGGTGTATCTTGTACCCCAGTTTCTCGAATATCGCGAACTTGAACTCGGGAGTGTTGATCTCATCCCGCAGGGTCTCAATGCTGTGCTTGACCTCGATGTCACTCATCCCATCCCCAATACCACAGCCCGTTAATCTTTATCATGGACAAAGCCCCTGAGTTGTTTGATTTGCTTGAATGCCTTTTCATTCAGGTAGTCCTCTCCGATGGTTTCCATAATTTCCAATCTATTTATGGTCATTTGGTTCACTGCCTCCAAAGCATCAAAAGCGGTATAAAAACAAGTATCTTTTTGGTCTCTGGTGTCCATAAAAATTTTACCACATGAGGGTATTGGACCTTCCTCACTGAGGGTTGCGTAAAAAAGATCATCCTCTTTTTTAATTTCAATAATAAACATAAGCCCTCCAGCTCTTTATTGTTATTAATTATTCAACTCTTATATTATTACCAGCCATCAGTTGGGACTCCCCGCTAACGGAAACAGGTTGAACTCCTTGCACCAGGGACACCGGATAAACACAGCCATCCCCTCCTCATGCTCATACCAGTCCACCTCAAAATCAAGCAACCCACCAAAATGGTCAGGACACTCCATACCCTCGTTTTCCCGCAACTCCCTTAACGCCTGCTTTAAACCCATGTTATTCATTAATTATCTTTGGTAGTGTTTCATCGAAAACGACGTAATTGCGAGTGCCTTTGCCAGCCTTACGAGAGCCTTGATCGAGATATTTCAATCCAGGTATATCAATAGACATGAAGAAATCTGCGGTATCTTTTGGGGCAATAACATTTGGATTGACTATTGGAGATTCAGAGGCCCACCGAGTTAATGCCATCTCAAGCTCCCGGCCAGTTAAATCTTCTATATCCGCATTAAGGCGTTCTATCAGTTCTTCTTCAAATGCTTTAGGCATTTTTCTCCTGACCTTTACAGCAACACTTTTTGGAACAGGCTTATCCAAATCCAGCATTTTTTTTATGGCATTGTCAGGAATGTCAACCTTGTAGAGTTCTCCCGTACTCGCTGAAAAAGAAGGGACTGTTTCCGGTGAGGTGATTTTTTTTAATTCCTCCGCATAAACAGTACCAAATTTTTTTCCAAAGCCCTGTTCCTTTTTTTTCTGAATATGTTCAAATATTTTTTTCTTTGAGGCAGAACCTATCTCCTTTGACATTCTATTAACCAATGGTTCTCTCATACCTGAATAGGTTCGAGCAACATCAGGATTATCCGCAAAATAAAGCCCATGCCCGTAAGACTGCGCCCCTTCACCCGTACCAATTTTACCCAAACTGAATTTATTGAATTTATGCGGTGAGCCATGCCACACATGAGCCATTCCCATAGGACCACCCATAAGAAGGTTCATATTCGACTGCTGGACCGGGTCGTTAAAGAAATGGCTGACCCTTCCGGTTACAGGATTGAACGTTTCACGCAGGGTGTGTAGAATATTATCCGCCAGGGTCATCTGTGTCTGCGGCCTCGGTCTCGGATCAATCTCAGCAGGACGACCACTTAAAACAGACTTGATATTATTATTAAGCTCAGGGCTTAACCCCTTGACTTGCATAACCATAAGGATATTCCTGAAAATCAATAAGATGCGTAAGGTACACTATCGTTCCCTCCAACCGGGGGGGAGGACAGACAGATTTACATCAACAGTAAGCATGCTTTTTACATTTACACTCACTTGCTCTCTACATCTATCACGGTATTAGATTCACCTTTACTTTCACCCTTAATCTGTACAAC